TTTTTTTTTTTTGCTTTATTTTAAAGGCGAAGCTTGCTCTTTATTTTCTTTTTAAACGACTCTTATGACGCTAAGAATCTAAAACGCTGTCATGAGACAGTTAACAACTGTGGATTCCATTTTTACCCCGGCATGCCTGCCGGTGAAACGACATTTAAAGGACAAAACGTTCATCATTTAATGTATCCGTTTTCACATTAATATGATATATTGGATCATAAACGTTTTTTACTTTCAATGCTGACCAACTGGGGAAAGATCCTAATAACTCTTTCACCGTAATGCCTACCATACGCATCTTCTTGATGAAGTCGGATTTCAACGCTCGAGTCTCTAGAGTGCCTAATGACGATTCTAATTCTTCATCTGTAATCAATGCTCTAACTGCACAATTCATATTCTTCAACCAGTTCCAAGTTTGATAATTAGATCCATATGTCCCATATCCATGGCCTATACTCGACAATATTAAATCATACTTATCCCTCCTTTTCACAGTTGAACCCCACACACATCTAATACAGATATCTTTAGTCATACGATAAGGCAAGTATGCTGGTTGACCAAAAGATCTATCTCTATTACGAACAAAGTACTGTTTCAACATTACCAAATTTGTCGACGCTAAATCTCCCATAGAATTTTTTTCAGAAACAAATGGGATGTCTTGGCGAATATCTCTAATCTTGCCACCAACATAATGCTCCACCCATCTCGCAAATTGTTTCTCACCGATATATGCTTCAATTTCATGATTTCGTTTTTGACCTTTAACATGATCATCTCCATAAACTCTCGCTTGAATAAGTTTTAAGATCATAGTCCGCTGAAACATCTCTTTCAACAATTGGGGCATTTTCAAACTCTGCATAATACAGTAAAGAAAAAAATATAACAGCACTATGTAGGAGTTACCATGTGACGTCATCCATGCCCCTGTCGGCATTTCTCCTATAATTAATGCCCACATTCTATTACACAGATGCACTACCCTCGCACTTATAGTTTTTGCAACGTAATCTAATATGCGAACCATCAGTGCATAATGTTCATGTTTAGGGTCAAAATATATTCCTCCCATCGTGTAAAAAAGTTGAAGAAACACATAATGGATTGTCTGGTCTAATGCTGTAAAGTCTCCGTCCTCTAATTTCACTTGATATTCCAATCCTTCTTCAACATAAAATTGTTTTGCAAACTCTTGTGCCCCACCAGCTGCCCATTTCATTCCTATGCAAATACCATTCCATCTTTCAACTAACATTCGCACTGTTTGACATACTTTTTCTTGTACTATGTAGAACATATTGCCTATTTCA